AAAAAAATTGTACACCCTCATTATACGGAGGGAGAAGGAGAAATGCAAGATGGCAAAGACAATAAAGATCACCAGCAACAATGAAATTTCCGTTGTTGATGTGGACTTTGATGATTTCCGGTCCATTCAGAAGGCTGTGGGTGGCATGTTTGAGACAGTAAAGACGCAGAGGATGTTTGACTACTTTGGTAAGCCAGTAATGATGCTGGTGGATGAAGAAGGCATCTTAAAGCAGCTTCCGTTAAACAGGACAGGTTCCCGCTTTTATGGGTATCCCATTGTAGGTGACTTTATCCTGGCGGTTCCGGTACATGAAGATATCGTGGCACCGGATGCAGAAGAGCTTGCTGAATGGAAAGAGCGCCTGATCCGGGACCAGAACCTGAAGGAAGTGGGAGCATGAGCCGCCGAAGGAATGGAACGAACCGTGTTCAAGAACTTTTAAATGCCAGTCGTTTTACTGGCTATGGAAAACCGAAACGGATATCTGTTGATGCAGATATGTTAAACCGAAAGCTGGAAGGGGATAAAACAGATGGAAGAAAGAACAATTGAGATCACATTACAGGACTATACGGAACTGCTGCAGTGCAGGCTCCGCAATGAAACAGTCGTTAAACTGCTTGATGCAGAGATCCTTTACGCACCTTCATCCGTAGGGACTGCCATTAAAGCGATCCTTATAGGAGCTGCTGGAGTGGATCCAGAGAGAGCTGAAAAGGGACAGGAGGAAGCAGAATGACAGTAAAAGCAAAGAAACTGACTGTAGGACAGCAGATCCAGGTGGAATACGGAGACTATGACAACTGGGTCGATTTCCAGATCGACGGGATCCGGGCAGATGAGAAATACATCAAGGTGGACTGTCATACAGATACGATACATACAACGCTGGTGATGAAGCCGGAAGAAATGGTGGAGGTGCTGGTATAAATGGCAAAAGTGATCGGGATCATGGGAGAGTCCGGTTCCGGCAAGACAACCAGCTGCCGGAACCTGGACCCATCCACAACATATTACATTGACTGTGATAAAAAAGGACTTAACTGGAAAGGCTGGAGAGACCAGTATAATGCTGCAGCCAATAACTATAAGCAGACAAACTTTCCATCCATTGTCCTTGGTATCTTAAAAAATATCGAGGAATCCGATAAGGCAAAGCACGTTAAGACTGTTGTGATCGATACCATCAACGGACTTATGGTTGCAGAAGAAATGCGTAATCTTAAAGTCCAGGGATACGGGAAATGGTCGGATCTGGCTTCCTACATCTGGGAAATCATAGATTATGCGCTGACCATGAGGGATGATCTGACGGTCATTATCATCGCGCATTCTGAAACAATTTCTGATGATAACGGGATCGTATTTACCAGGATCAAGACCAATGGCCGCAAGCTGGACAAGATCGTCCTGGAATCAAAGCTCACAACGGTCCTTCTGGCAGAGTGCAAGGATGGAAACTATATATTCCATACCCATGCAGACAGAAATACGGTAAAAACGCCGCTGGGAGCATTTGAAGCGGATGAGATACCCAATGATATCACAGCAGTGATCAAAGAACTGGAAGAATATTAAACAGCAGAAAGAAAGGATACAAGAGTAATGGCAATAAAGAGATTTGGAGATTATGACAACACAAAAGCATATGGAGATATTCCGGTCCTTCCAAAGGGCGGATATGTCCTGAAGATCATGGGAGCGGAGGTTTGTGAGAACCGGAACGGACAGTATATTAAAATCAGCTGTGATGTGGCAGAAGGGGAATACAAAGACTTTTTTACCAATGAGTATCACAACCAACAGCAGGAAGATAAGAAGTGGCACTGCAATTATCTTCTCAACGTTCCAAATGATGATGGGACAGAGAAGGACGGCTGGACAAAGCGCCGCTTTAAAACCGTTACAGAAGCTCTGGAAAGTTCCAATACAGGGTACCACTTTGACTGGGATGAGAAGAAATTCAAGGGTAAGCTGATCGGCGGTCTTTTCAACGAAAGAGAGTACCAGAAGAATGACGGAAATGTAGGCAGGGCCATCAACCTGGCACAGCTGTGCAGCGTCGAGAAGGTGCGTTCTGGCAATTATAAACTTCCAGATGATAAACTGCTGGCTAACCGTCCAGGAACGGCTCCTGCGCCTTCTACAGACGATTTTATGAGTATTCCGGACGGCTCTAATGAGGCACTTCCGTTTGATTGATCACTATGGATGTTTTTGAGCAGAAGAAAGTCCTGGACAGCTTTGAGATCCTGGTGGATACCCGTGAGCAGGACACGGAGAGGGCGCATAAACGCTATGCCTCTTTCGGTGTCCCTATCAGACGGGCTGCGCTGAATTATGGAGACTACACCTATAATGCCACTCTTCCAGATGGAAAGCAGATCCATGATATTTCCCAGACGGTAATACCCGTGTGTGCAGTGGAGCGGAAGATGAACCTGGATGAGCTGGCAGAGTGCTACACACGGAGCCGGAAGCGGTTCCAGAATGAGTTTGAACGTGCCCGGGATCATGGGTGCCGGATATATCTATTATGCGAAAACACAAGCTGGGAGAATCTGTTAAACGGAAAATACCGCAGCAGAGTCCATGCAAATGCATTTGCCGCGTCTGTGACAGCATGGCTGGTCCGTTATAACGCAAACCTGATCTTCTGCAAGGAAGAGACATCAGGAAGGCTGATCCGGGAGATACTGTACAGGGACTTAAAGGAGCGACTGGAGCGAGGTGAGTTTGATGAAGATTGCAATCCGGATCGTTGATGATCTCGGTAACATTTTGGTTCAACTTGATAAATGTGAATTTGATACATATATGGAATTATTAAGGTTTTTGGAGCAGATATTTAGAAGCGGGTATGATGCTTACATTAAAAAATTGGATGATTAATCTATGGAAAAACAGGAAAAAAAGGAAAGCTGGATCAAAGTTTTCCGCAACATTGAAAAAAGCTGGTTATGGGAAGAAAGACCTTTTTCCAGAGGACAGGCGTGGATCGATCTGCTATTGCTGGCAAAATTCCGGGATGGAAGTTTTATCAACCGGAGAGGAAATCTGGTAGACGCAAAAAAAGGGCATGTATACAGAAGTATATCTTCACTGGCCGATAGATGGGGCTGGAGCAGAAAAAAAGTAGATCATTTCTTTGATCAGTTAGAAACCGAGAACATGATAAAAGTGAATAAAAAAAGAGCAAGTGAAGAAACAAGCATTTTCATTGTAAATTACAGCAGATATCAGATATTTGGCACAGGCAAAAGAGCAAGTGAGGAGCAAGTGAGGAACAAGTCAGGAGCAAGTGAGGAACAAGTGAAGCACATATACAAGAATGATAAAGAATGTAATAAGAATGATAAAGAAAGAAAAAAAGAGCCTGCGGCGCCTCTTTTTGACGAGGAGGATGACACAGAAGGGATCGATCTCTGGGGAGAAGATGATGACACAGTGATCCGTTCATGAGAGGACTGGAAAAAGAAAAATGGGGATCTATGAATTTAAAGCAGACGATGCATTCCGGTTCTCTCAGGAGATCGGAGGCAAGAGCAGACAGAAAGGCGATGAGCTTCAGTTTGAACAGTGCCCATACTGTTTTGGTGGAAAGAACCGAAAAGACCGCGGTACATTTTCCATCAACCTGCGGACCGGACAGTTTAAATGCCTGAGAGAAAGCTGTGGAGCCCATGGGAACATGATCACGCTTTCCAAGGATTTTAATGTTTCCCTTGGTACGGAAGTGGATGAGTATTACAGCAGCAAGAAGCAGTTCCGGAAGATTCACACCAGGAAACGGCCGGAAGCAAAACCGGCTGCGGTTGCCTACATGGAATCCAGGGGAATATCGGAGGCTGTGACCAGGCGGTATAACATCACGGTCCGGAATGACAATGAAAAGATCCTGGTATTCCCGTTTTATGACGAGAATGAGATCCTGCACTTTGTAAAGTACCGCAATACCGGGTTCCGTAAGGGCATTGATAAAAACAAGGAATGGTGTGAAGCGGACTGCAAGCCGATCCTGTTTGGAATGAACCACTGCAACCTGGATAACCCGGTCCTGATCCTTACGGAAGGCCAGATCGATTCTCTTTCCGTTGTGGAGGCTGGGATCGAGAATGCGGTGAGCGTTCCAACCGGAGCAAAAGGATTTACCTGGATCCCATACTGCTGGGACTTCCTGGCAAAGTTTAAGACCCTAGTCGTGTTTGGGGACTGCGAGAACGGACACATCACCTTGCTGGAAGAAATGCAGCAACGCTTCCAAGGGTGCGTGAAATGTGTCAGAATGGACGATTACCGGGGTTGCAAGGATGCAAACGAACTTCTTATGGCTTACGGGAAAGAAGCCGTCAGAATGGCTGTAGAGAACGCACAGGCCATACCGGCAAAAAGGATAAAGCCACTGGAAGAAGTTAAACGGGTGGATCTGTCAAAGCTGGAAAAACTCAGGAGCGGTATCGCATCCCTGGACAAGATCATCGGTGGGTTTTATTTAGGTCAGCTTATCCTGCTTACTGGAGAGCGCGGGGAAGGAAAATCTACCCTGGCATCCCAGTTTGGGACTTTTGCCATTGCAGCGGGATATACGACCTTCTTTTATTCCGGTGAGCTGATGGACTGGTACTTCCGTGCATGGTTTGATCTGCAGGTGGCTGGAAGGCAGCATATAAACGCCCTGGTATCCAATTTCGGCTATACGTCCTACAGCATTGACGGAAACTGTATCCCGCAGATCGAACAGTGGTACAGGGGAAAGGCGTACATATATGACAACGGGATCGTCCAGCAGGATGATGAAGAGGATGAGAGTCTTTTGAAGACAATGGAAAAGGCAGTTGTGCAGTATGGCTGCCGGGTGCTGTTCATAGACAATCTTATGACGGCGATCACAGATGATATTGCATCGGACCTGTACCGGCAGCAGACGAAGTTTGTTAAGGCACTGGCTCTTATGGCGAAGAAATATAACGTGCTCATCTTCCTGATCGCGCATCCAAGGAAATCCACTGGAAACGAGTTCGGAAATGATGATGTGGCCGGAAGCAGCAATATCACAAACCTGGTGGATGTGGTTCTTAAGTATTCCAGACCAAAGAAGACGGGAGAAGAAACTGCCAGCTGTGATCGTCTGCTGACCATACATAAAAACAGGCTGACAGGCAGGACAAGCAGGGACGGGATCCGGCTTTACTACCAGGAAGGTTCAAAGCGTATCTCAGAAAATCCAGAGACATTTGACTGGAACCTTGGCTGGGAAGGGATAACAAAAGTCCAGCCAGATGAGCAGATCCCGTTTGATGAGGTGATAAATTTTGAGTAGCAAGCTGATAGATAAACCGCTGGAAAATGCGGAAGTAGCGGCCATTCTCGGCCAGGCGCAGAAGTTCTGGATCAAATGGCGGGACCAGGTGAAAGATAAACAGTTTGATGCCTGGGAAGATGTGATAAAAGATGCCGGTGCGATCCTGGAAAGCCATGGGACACGCCTGGTGCGGAAATGGGAGGGACCAGCACCGGCCATAGAAGAAGAATCTGTGGCAACACCGATCGTCAACTGGTTTCTGGATCAGTTGGAAGACAGAAACAGAGAGGCGGTTGGAAAATGAATAACAGCAAGAAGATACCCGTCCCGGTCTGCTGCATCTGCCAGAAGGTGATCAATGGGGATGCAGAGTGGATCAGGACAAAGAGAGGGACGGTGTTGTACATGCATAGAGAGTGTGTGAGAAAGTTGAGTAAAGCTAGGAGATTACGGGGGTAATGCCATGATTAACGGTGAGCTGATAGTAGATAATTTTGCAGGCGGTGGAGGGGCTAGCACTGGCATAGAGGACGCAACCGGTTGCTGTGTCGACATTGCCATCAATCATGATCCAGAAGCAATTAAGATGCATAAAGCAAATCATCCGTATACAGAGCATTACTGCGAGGATGTTTGGCAGGTGGATCCGGTAAAGGCGTGCAAAGGGCATCCGGTTGGCCTAGCATGGTTCTCGCCGGACTGTAAGCATTTCAGCAAGGCAAAAGGTGGTAAGCCGAAGGACAAGTTTATTCGCGGCCTTGCGTGGGTTGCCTGTCGCTGGGCCGGGCTGGTTCGGCCAAGAGTCATTATGCTAGAAAACGTAGAAGAGTTTAAAACGTGGGGACCATTAAACCGCGGGCATCATCCAATCAAAAACAAACAGGGCAAGACATTTGAGAAGTTCGTGCAGCAGCTTATGGATTTGGGCTATGAAGTTCAGTACCGAGAGCTGATCGCAGCGGACTACGGTGCACCGACCATGCGGAAACGATTCTTTTTGATTGCTCGCTGTGACAGTGAGCCGATTGTCTGGCCAAAACCGACACATGCGCCGGCGGACAGCGAAAAGGTAAAAGCAAGACTTCTTAAACCATATGTTGGAGCATATACACAACTCGATTTTTCCTTGCCGTGTCCAAGCGTTTTTGACACAGCGGAAGAAATCAAGAAAAAGTATGGGATCCGCGCGGTGCGCCCGCTTGCCAGAAAGACGATGGATCGAATCGCAAGAGGGGTGAAAAAGTTCGTGCTGGATAATCCAGATCCGTTCATCATCGAGGACGAATCAGAAGACATAAAAATGCCGATTCTGATTCAATACCATTCAGAAACAACAAAAGATGAAGTCCGCGGGCAGGGCATTGAAGATCCGATCATGACAGTGGACAGCTCGAATCGTTATGGTCTTGTGACATCCTTTATCAGCAAGTTTTACAAAAGCGGAACAGGACAGGATATGCGGGAACCTTTGCATACGATCACTGCTGGAGATGGACATTTTGGAGAGGTAAGAGCCTTTTTGACAAAGTATTATGGATCAGGCACCGGACAGGATATAAAAGAGCCGCTTGATACGATCACAGCGCAGGATAGATTCGGTCTTGTAACTATATACGGCACTGAATACCAGATTGTTGATATTGGTCTGCGGATGCTGGAGCCGAAGGAGTTGTATGGGTGCCAAGGATTTCCGGCAGACTACATAATTGACCGAGACTGCGAAGGAAAGGCATATCCCCGGGCCGAACAGGTGCGACGCTGTGGGAATGCAGTTTGTCCACCGATACCTACGGCACTGGTGAGGGCGAATCTGAAAGAGCTGTGTGTTGCTAAGCGATTGCCGAATTGCCGGACGGACCGCTTGGAAGAAGATATAGATGGGCAGTTGAGATTTGCATAAATTAAGAAAAGGAGAATAATCATATGAGGCAGTTAATTGATAAAACAGTATTGCGAAAAAAATTATCTAAGCTGCCATCTGAAATGGGATTTGTAAGAAAGTCTGATGTAATGCAGATTCTTGGCAGTCAGAAATGTGCTTATGATAGACAAAGTTATAAAAGGATTAGATGAATGGACTTTCAATGCAAATATAGACATTGGTGATGGTACTATGATGAATCACAATTTAATTGTAAGAGATAATGCTGTTGATATTGTAAAGAAAGGTGGATCATATGAAAGTAACGATTGATTTAGAAAATTAAGATATTGGAAAGAGAGCGGATGTGAAAAGCGCGGTATATCCTCATAAAATGAGGAAAACGCTTGGAATGAATTTAAAAAACAGAAAGGTTGATATCGGTATCATCCAAGAGATTCTAGGACATGCAAGCCCGGCAGTGACAAGTATGTATTATGCGCAGTCTACACCGAAAACGCTGAGAGATGTTCGGGAAATGGTACAGATTTAAGGAGCAATAATGGAAGAGAACACAATAACGACAGTGGAGTGCCGGAAACTGCGGGAACTCATCCGTGATATCACAAGCGGGTGTATTCTTACCCATGATGAATACAACCAGATCTACGGCATTATAATGGGAGCAATGAAAAGATGTGTATGGGAGAGTGAAAAAAATGAGAATACGACCGATTCTGTTTAACGGAGACATGGTGCGGGCAATCCTGGACGGAAGAAAGACTTGCACACGGCGAGTAATAAAGCCACAGTGGGAAGAATGCCCACATTGCAAGTATGTGCATAATGAGTACATATACGACAAGATGGCAGAAAATGTATACTGTGCAAGATGTGGTTATCCGTTGGAGCCGGAAAGAAGATCGCCATATCAGCTGGAAGATATACTGTATGTTCGGGAAACATGGGGACGTCCGATTTCCTTAAATTCAGATAAACAGTATGTTTTTAGAGCAGATAAGATAGCAGAAAGTGGCTTTAAAAATGATAGCCATATATGGCGCCCATCCATCCACATGCCGAAAGAAGCAGCTCGTATCTGGCTTAAGGTTACGGATGTAAGAGTGGAGCGGTTGCAGAGCATTACCGAAGAGGGAGCGATCAGAGAAGGAGCAGAAGGAGAAGAGTGCCACCATACAAATGCAGGACCATTCGGATGCACCGACTGTATGAATACTGGATGGATTGAACCTCCACAGGTTGAATTTATGCAGATCTGGGATTCGACCATCAAGAAATCTGATCTTGACCGCTACGGATGGGATGCGAACCCGTGGGTCTGGGCGATCGAGTTTGAACGGTGTGAGGCGCAGTAGGAATAAATGGATATTGGTAAGAATATTAAAAGAATTCGCACAAAGAAAGGTCTTACCCAATTACAGGCCGCAAAACTGTGTGGAATGCTTGAACCTCAGTACAGACGTTATGAAAACGGAAAGAGCAATCCACGGGCCAGCACAGTAGAGAGAATTGCATCAGCGTTGAACGTACCGGGCGCCATTCTGCCCGGTATGCGGAAGTGCCGAATACATGGAGAACCCAGACGGAAATGAGAATAGCTATTGCGGTAAGCGTGGCACTCTGTTGGACTGGGAGAACATGGAGGATGTGGACGCGGTGAATGTATAACGGGAAGGCAGGTAAATATTATGGAAACTAGCGCAATGACATACGAAGAAGCTGCCGTTATTATTGGTAATATACCAATCAACGAGGTGGATAATTGTTATACTGTTTGCGAGTACCAGGAAGCAAAAAGATTAGCTATAAAAGCATTGATGGAAAAGAACTTAAAAATTAATACAGAAAATGTAAATATAAGTTAGCGTTATTTGCAGTTGTCCGTAACAGTAAGGTGATGCCTGCCGGTGTTAAGCTTGGAAAAAGTATGCATGAAATAAATACAATGACCGTTGCAGTTATGGCAAATATTATGGAGTCATGTGATTTTGAAAGGCTGAAAGAATCATATGAGTCTGTGTAAAACTGAAAGTTAAGATTTAGGAGGAAAGGCATAACATGATTAAATATTTTGAAATACAGCCCGATTGTGATTTATACAGAGATTATTTTGCACATAAGACAGATACAGCCAAAATTGCTGCAGCGTACAATGCAGTATGTGAAAAGTTTGAAATTAAGACAAAACAGTTTTATGTTTCAAAAACTCGGTTCCAAATTGATCCAACGGATGCAGATATTGAAAAATTCGGAAGTCTTATGAAGAAGACCAATTACGGGGAATTCAAAAAGAGTTCCGAGCCTTGCAAAATGTGGCTTTCACTTGTAAAAGATATTAAACATTTCGAGAGACCAAAGCTGTTTTATTATTTTGATCTGCTGCTTGGAAATCGTTGGAAAGAAAGGTTGTTTGCAGTAGGAGATAAACTTTATTGTTCAATCGAATGCGATGGCGAAATAAATACACCGGATTTTGCAATCGAAATGAAAGCAAGTGAATTTTATAAAATCATCGAAAGCATTCAAGATTAAAACTGAAATTTAAAGGAGGTAGCCTATGAATAACAAACATGTAAAGCAGTATATCATCCAGAACATAAGCCACATAGAAGACAGCCTGTTCCTCCGTCAGATCTACACGCTGGTAAAGCTGTACCTGGAAAGAAAAGACCGGAAGCATACCGGTAAAGCAGCGTAATGTGGAAACGAGTAAATCCCAACGTGGAATACGTGATAGCTGCCATGCGCAAGAAGGGAGAAGACATAAAGAATGGGATTAGTAAAGTCAGATGCCCAGAGAAAGGCAAACCAGCTGCAAAGAAAAAGTGCCATAGCCGCATCAGACCATGAGATTATTAACGGGCCGAAGCCTACAACCTGGTCAGCCAGGATGCCAGCTTATGCGGGGACAAGCCTCTGCCAGGATCCGGAGCTGCGGGGTAAGATAAATGACTAGGGCAGAGAGACGGCGCCTGGAAAAGCTGACAGGATGTAAGCAGGCGGTATATCAGTATACAGCAGCCCAGATCGAAGAGATCAAACGTCAGGCGGTAAAAGAGCAGAAGCAATATCTGGACAAAGTCATTGACGAAGAGTGGAAGAAACGTACGGAAGCTGTATCCGGGGAAACAGAAGAGGAGCGCATGAAGAAAGTCCTTGGCCTTCTGCTATCGGTGCCAGCCCGTATCCTGTGTGAGAAATTCCACTGGAAGGAAGTGCGGGATGAGAATGATCATCGTTCCAAACTCCTCCAGTTCTCTGAGGCTGTTGTGAAGGAAGTAAACAGGATATGTGATGATGAGAACGCAGATATCAGGAAATACTGCAAGGAAACCTACGAAAAGTACGGGGTAAGGTATGAGGTAAAAGACGATAAGCAGAATGGGAGGTGATACCGTTGGACAAGCAGATTCTGGTGCAGTACATAGATGCATGCGCCCAGGTGGAAGATACCAAAAAGGAGATCCTGAAGCTTAAGAAAGCCAGAAAAAGGATTGAACAGGATGCAGTGAAAGGTTCTTCACATGAGTTCCCTTACACACCGCAGACGTTTCATATCGAAGGTCTGGCATATCCTGTAGTAAAGGATCCTGATGAGCTGGACCGGCTGGAAGAGATCCTGAAAGAGCGGTTGCAGACTGCGGAACGGATTAAACATGATGTGGAAGCATGGCTGAATACGATTCCGCAGAGAATGCAGCGCATTATCAGGTATAAGATCTTTGAAGAGCTTACCTGGAGTGAAGTAGCGGTGAGAATGGGGAGAAAAGCTACAGCAGACGGTGTGAGAATGGAATACATCAGATTTATGGAAGAAAAATAAAATTTGTTCGTATTGTTCGCACTGTTCGTTTTTAAAATGTTATAGTGTACCATGAAGCCAAAGGCATACGGCCGGCGGCTTACGTCGAACCCCACCAGGCAGCAGGCGAAAGCTTGTTGCCTCCCCTTTGGAACGTAGCTCAGTTGGTAGAGCAATGGCTTGTGTCCTAAGCGAAGGTTCGAGTCCTTCCGTTCCGATGATTTTTGTTGCTATCAGTATTTCCTTCTCCCTTACAAATATAGTGCAGTACGAACAAATGTTCTGATAAAAAATGTACAAAATGTCAATTGATTTTTTGATTATCATGACATATACTAAAACTAACATAAAGATATTGACAACTCTGCAACTTGGATATAATGCACATTATATTCAAGTTTTTTGCTTTATAAGTTAGGAGGTATATACTATGTATAGTGCTGTTGAGGTGGCAAAGTACATTATATGGTATTGCAAAAGACAGGGATATTCGATTAGTAATTTAAAATTACAAAAAATTTTGTATTTTGTTCAAGCAAGTTTTTTAGTAAATCAGGGCAAACCTTGTTTTTATGAAGCCATAGAAGCATGGGATTTTGGACCAGTTGTTCCAGAAGTTTATCATGAATTTAAAATTTTTGGTGGTGGAAATATTTCTGGATTTGGATGTGAAGACGCTGAAAAAGCAATTACTTATTTGGATCGCCAGCTTATTAATGATATGGTTGATGAATGCGCTGCATATTCCGCATCATCATTAGTTGAAATAACACACAATCAAGATCCATGGAAAAATACTTATCAAAGAGGATGTAATAATACGATAAGTAATTCTAGAATAAAGGCATATTTTGAAGAG